TTTTCAGACTTGTGAATCTTTTTGTATCTGTTTCTATACTCCAAAGCAAGAGCAAGACCATGAATTGATAACCACCTGTAGTTATCAACAGACTGTCTTGTCCATACAGTGCATGGATGGTTGATGTATGCTGGTTTGTATGGAGCAGCATCTTTCGGATGGGCGGTGCAAAGCATTTGAGCAGTTTCTAAAACCATTTTCACCACATGCTTGTCACACTGCATTTTTGCTGCGACGATTGGATCGTTGTCTAATACGAAGATGTTCATGTTGAAAGTATACCTCGATCTTTTCGGTTGTCAATCAGTAGTTCATAATCAATATTTCATCTGATGGTTTTGTTCCGCCTTTGGTTCTCATTGAGTATTGCCATTCTACCGTTACTATATTATAGTCTTTATACATTTTCAGTAGATCTGGGTGTCCGTTGTATGAGATCATCCATTTGTTTTTCATCTGCTTTACCTTTTCGAAGAAACCAATATGATCAAAGTCTTTATGTGTGCTACCTCTATCACCATACAGGTTGGACGTTTCCAGTAGATATGGTGGGTCCATGTAGGCAAAAAGATCTTGGTGTTTCGTCAATGATTCGTTGAAATCTCCCAACTCAACTGAAAGTTTGTTGTTATTGTTGAACAAACCACCGACTTGAAACTCTCTAAGTTTGTCTATACATGCATTGCTCCAACTGTGTTGCTTGGGAGACATGCCTCCAGAAAATGTTAGACCCGAAAAACTAGTTCGGTTCAGAACAAAGAACGCAGCAGCCTTCTCCGCAGGATCTGTTATTTTATCATAAGACTTTTGTAAAACGTAGAACTTTATTTTGGGTAGTGGTATTGGATACTTCCTAACAGCCTGATATAATTTTCTTTTATTTGTAAGAACCTGTTGCCAGAAGTTGACAATTGGTTCAAATATATCGTACCCGTGAACACGAATACCATTATATGCACACTCTATCTCCATGGAACCTCCACCAAAGAAAGGAGAAACCATCTCCTTTACTCCTTCTGGAAAGTATGGAAGAATTATAGGCACTGCAAAGGACTTACCTCCGGGATACCTTAAAAGAGACTTGTGTTTTGTTGGTCGCTTTACTTTCATCATATCAATCTACTGAAGTTTCCTTTCTTTGCGAAGGTTATCTGGTTTTCAAATTTGTCTATTAGTTGATCCGACTTATGGCTAATGACAAATATGTTTGTGTTTCCACTAAGAACATTCATCAGTTTCAAGAACTCATCCGTTCCAACTACATCAAGTGAAGAGTCGAATACTTCATCAAGTATGAGCAAGTTCGTGTTTGCACTATTCTTCAGTCTGGCGATTTCTCTCCATGCGAGAAGAAGAGCCAAGTCTATTCGCATCTTTTCTCCTTCTGAAAACGACATGTAACTGAAAGTGTCTCTGTGTCTGCTCTTGATCGTTTCGTTGAAGTTTTCATCCAAGTGAAACTGTGCAAAGAAACCCATGTCTGCGAGATACTTGTTGATGAGTTTGTTGATGATAGGCAAGTAGTGACGAATGATCTTGGACTTGATTCCTGTGTCCTTGAGAAGATTACCTACACATCCCAAAAGAAGAGCATCCTCTTTGTATTCGTTTTTTGTCTTGAGTAGTTCATTCAGTTCTGTTTTATTGTTTTTCAATTCCGCTGAGGAGTTGCTGCTTTCCGAATCAGATACCTTCTCGGAAAGAACCTTCACTTCCTTTTGTAGTTTGATTGTATACTTTTTGTTTGAGTCTACTTCACCACGAAGTTGAACGATCTTCTCCTGCACTGACTTCAGTTTCAATGACACTTCGCGAAGAGAATCCAATTCTTCATTTACTGATTCGATCTCTTTGTCGATCTTCATCAACCCGTCACTATACTGCTTTTTCTTACTCTCAAACTTTTCTATGAGAACTTGCTTTGTTTCATCAGGAACATCTTGCGTGCATGTGGGACATGTCTGCATTTCTTCGGTCTCTTGTGATGTTCTTTGCACACGATCATGGTTTGACTTAATCATTGTCCTTGTGTTTTCAAACTTGTTCAAAGACTTCTTGATAGTTTCTATTCTACTGGTCTTCTCCAACAGAATAGTTTGGTTTTGTAGAAGAGAATCTATTGACTTTTCTTTGTCTTGCACACTCTCTTCGATCTCCTCTATTTCTTCTTTGAGATCCTTCAGTTTGGATTCGTCCAACTCTCTTAGAGTTTCGATATGAGATTCAAGCATCTCGATCTTGGACTTGATTGTTTCCATATCTCGTTCGAGATCCTTCAACTCTTCCTTCTTGAGAGAGATACGATTCTTCAGAACAACATTCATCTCAGAGAACACTTGAATGTCCAAGACATCTTCGATGACTTGTCTTCTGTCTAGAGCAGACAACTGCATGAAAGGAACAAAAGATGAACTACCAAGAATCACAACCTGTGTAAATGACTTGTAGTTCATCTTGAGAATGTTCTCCTCAAGCATTTTCTGGTAGTCCTTAGCCTTTGCATCTTGATTGATGAGACTACCGTTCTTGTATATCTCGAATCGCTTTGGTTTGATTCCTCTTATGACTTTATATTCATCTTCGCCAATACAGAAATCAACTTCAACCAAACAACCTTTTTCGTTGATCGTGTTGACTAGTTGAGGTATATTTATCTTCCGAAATGGCTTACCAAACAAAGCAAAAGTAATGGAATCCAAGAGAGCAAAGGACTTTCCATGACCATTCATACCAGAAACAAGAGTTGTTCTATGTTTGTCTAGATTTATCTTTGTTGGGTTGTTTCCAAAACTACCGAAGTTTTGAAATTGAACATACTTAAATTTAATCATTTATCACCGCAGTTGCGGCATCCTCCTTTCTTTTTATAAGGAAATGCTTTGTTCAGTGCTTCCTTTCTTTTTTGACAAGGTTGACATCCTTTTTTCTTTTTAATATATTCAATTTTTAGACCATCTCCAACCTTGTGAATGATTTTCTCTACGGTATCTCCCAATCCCTCTGAGGGTTTTTCTTCTTCTGTCATTGTGATATTGCCTCCATGTATATGTCTTGTATCAAGTTCTTTAATTTAGATACGTTTATCTCTTCCATTTGAGCATAAAAGTCTTCTGCTTCTTTATAAATTAATGCTAGTGTATCGAGAGTCATATCAGCCATTTCATTATCTTCAATATTAGTAGTTTCATTTTCGACTATTGTTACGCTAGCAACCTTTGCATCATATAGATTATCGACAAGAGTGTCTAGTTTGCTTTGACTTTTCTTTTCTGTAACAAAAACTTTTAGGTACTTGTTTTCATACTTGGACAAGTCAGACAAAATAAGATCATCTGTGTAATTAATATGTAGATACATCTTATCTTCATTGATTACGAAGTCCATCTCATCTGTTTCTGTATCATATACATAAAAACCTTTTTGTTCATGTAGATCCGAGAATGTAATTTGATATGGAGTTCCAAGATATTGAACATTGTTTTTCGTGTGTCTTGTGTGAAAGTGTCCAGACCAAACACGATCAAATCTCCTCAAAAGACTATCGTTCATTCCTCCTTCAAACTTCACTCCTCGCATCACTTCGTATCCTGAAAGTTCAAAGTGTCCACATACGATATCTGCGTGAGTGTTCTTTAGAAACTCGTCACACTCTTCTTTGTTCTCTTTGTTGATCCAAGGAACCAACCCAAATACTTTGTTACCGATTTCTATTTCAGATGGTTTCTCTATGACAACAAATCTAGTGTAACGATCACCGAACAATTCCTTGAGTGAATTTATTTCGTTCGTGTTCTTATAGTATGTGTCGTGATTTCCGATGAGACAATACATTGTAATGTCCATCTCTTCTAGTTTTTCGATGAACCGTTCACGAACCTGATTGAGTGTATTGAAGTTGACAAACTTTCTTCTATCCATCAAATCACCAAGATGAATGATGGTATGAATTCCTTGCTCTTTGCAAAGAGGAAGAAACTGGTTTTCAACGAAACCAAGAAAGTAGTCTAAAAATTGTTGAGAATCGTTACGCGCGCCAAAGTGTGTATCGGTTAAAATAGCCGTTCGCATGAATCTTCTCCATCATCCTTCTTCTTTTTAGTCTTCTTTTTAGACTTCTTTTTGGGTGTGAAGTTTTCTATATCAGTCTCTGTAAGATTGAAGTAATCAGCGTATGGATTCTTTGATGACTTTTCAGGATCTAGTATGTTCGCAATATCTCCCATGTTATCCGCTGCTTCAATGATTCTATACTTGATATAGTTCTGCTTCTTTTCCTTTTGGATTCTGCGAAGAAAAGCGTAGTAGATAATTTGAGTGAAGTATGAAAATGGATTGCTCGATTTTGTTGGACAGAAGTTGCTTGCATATTGAACACAGTTTTCAATTGCATCCCCTATCATCTCTTCTCTGTATGGATAGTTTATGAAGTTTGCTCGAAGAGAAAGTCTTTCTGCTATCAAAAGAAAACACTCACCAACATAATCGGGTATGGGTGGTTCTTCATCTCCTGAGTTCTCTGCTTCAATGACTTCCTTTTTCCATTCAGTCATTGCTTTCAGGAACTTCTCATTATCTACATAGTGGCTTTCTTCTGACATGTTTATGAAAGATAGTCTTTTGGATCAGGCGACCAATCACAATAACTCGTTCCGTATTTTGGATCAGCCTCTTCATCTATCAACTTCTCTTTTTGATTCTCCTGTATGATGTTTCTTATCATATCTTCTGGAGACTGTAAACCTTCTTCATTTTGTTCTTCTGCCTCCAAGTTTTTCAACTCTTTTAGTATATCGTTGGTACTCATGTTTTTGATTTGCTTCTCGATATCACTGAAAAGATTTGCAAACCCAGTTTCATCCATGGTTTCATTGTTTCTATCATCGAATTGCTTTTGCTTTGAATACGTCTTAATCACATCTGGGTTTGGTGTAAATATACCAATTATGAAGTCTTTGTCAAGCACAAATTCATTAGTGGTTGTAGACTTCAACCAGTCAGTTAGAACCATAGCCTCATGTCTTCGACCAAGACCATCCACAAAGTTCATGTATTTGATCTCCATCGGACGAAACAACTTCAACGAAGTTTTATTACTTTCAGTGAGTTCTGCGATCAGACTATCACCGCTCTTTAGTTTTACTACTTTTAGTCTATGAGACATTTAGCCCTCCTTTGGTAAGTTGATATTGACTTGGGCATATTGAAAACTCTCACCATCATATATCTTGAGTCTTTCCTCAAAGTGACGGAGCGTATGATTCTTGTATTTTTTCCAAGAAAGGTCATCTGCGATGTCATATAGTTTTGCAACATCTTTATGCTCCGACTTTCGCAACTGCCGACCTATGCTCTGCAATACTCGAATCCTGCTTTTGGATGGAGACGAGAACACAATATTATGTAGGCGTTTGATGGATACACCAGTGCTGAAGGTTCCATAGGATGCAATAATGACAGCATCTTCAGTCTTTTCGACGAACTTTCTAATGGTTTCTCTTTGTTCTGCATCGGTTCCTCCGTGAACAAAAAACACCTGCTTGTCTGGATACATTTCTCTCATCATCTTATCCAAGACTTTTCCGTGCTTTTCCACAAACTGAAACAGAACCAATGTGTTTCCTCTGAGTTTGTTTGTCAATCTGCATACGAATTTGTTTCTCTCCTGACAAGACACGATGTAATCTATTTCATCTTGATATGTGCATCTCTTCAATTCCGATCTCACCGACTCAGAATGCTTGAGAAGTATAGCATCTATCTTGAGTGTTGACAACAACTTTCTTTCCATAAGAGTCTTTGTTTTCGTCACCTCATATACAGGACCGAACAAACCCTCAATCACCAACTTATGTGTCAGCGAGCCATCGAGTGTTCCTGTTGTTCCTATACGCACTGGACAGTCTTCTAGTTTGGTCATTATTGAAGTAAGTGACTTAGCCTTGAAAAGATGGCACTCATCTCCAAACACAGCACCGAACTTGGCAAAGTATTGCTTGGGTTGTTTGTATATGCTTTGCCATGTAGAAATTATGACTCTTTTCTTGAGATCATCTTTCTCCATACCAGACATCACCTTGTGACAATTGTCTTCCACAGACCATCTATCGTTCTTTGAATAGTCTTTGAAGTCAGAATACAGTTGAGATACCAGACTTGTGGTTGGAACGATGATCAGTATCTTTTTGTCCTTGGGTAGTTTATCCAAGTGATACCGAACCATGGTGTATATCATTAGACTCTTACCTGATCCTGTAGGAGAAACCAATAAAGTTCTATTCACATTAAGAGCATGACGAATGGCATCTAATTGATGTTCATGTGGTTTCATTGGAATCTTAAGTTTTTCTTCTGCATATGAAAGCAGATGCTCAGTTGTATGAGCATTTCCCGGTGGTGGTATCTTTGTTC